ATCTGATTTAGACTATACTATGGATGTAAATCAAATTTTTGATAACTTGTACGCGAAAGATGAGTAATGGCGGTCTCTGGAAGCGTAAATTTTGAGTTAGATGTAGCAGATTACGTCGAAGAAGCTTTTGAACGCTGTGGTTTAGAGGTAAAAACCGGTTACGATTTGACCACTGCTAGACGCTCTTTGAACCTTATGTTAGCGGAATGGGCTAACCGCGGGTTAAACCAGTGGACTATTGCTCAAAGGACGCAGGCTCTTACTTCTGGCACCAGAACATACGCTTTATCCGCCGACGTGATTGACATATTAAGTGCCGTTGTAACTCGCAGTAGCACAGACTTTGCGTTGACTCGGGTTAGTCGCGACGATGATCTTAACATCCCTAGTAAGGCTACCACAGGTAGGCCCACTCAATTTTTCCTAGACCGCCAAGTCACGCCAAGTTTGCGCGTGTGGCCGACCCCCGAAAACAGCACGGACGTTATTGTGTATAACGCTTTGACTCGTATTGATGACGGGGACACGGCGGTCAACACTATGGATGTACCCTTTCGATTTTACCCGTGTCTAGCAGCAGGTTTAGCGTATTACATTTCGTTGAAGAGAGCGCCTAATCGCACTCAAATGCTAAAGGCTATTTACGAGGAAGAGTTTGAACGCGCTATGGGCGAAGATCGAGACCGCTCTAGCTTCACTGTAACTCCTGAATATGCTTACTTTAGGACAAACTGATGGCTAGGTATGCTACAGGGAAACACGCTAAAGCGATTTCAGACCGGTCAGGGCTTGAGTACCGGTATAAGGACATGCGTAAAGAGTGGAACGGATTGATTGTCGGCAAAGACGAGTTTGAAAGAAAACACCCTCAGTTAGGCCCGTTTCGTAAAATACATGACCCGCAAACTCTTAAAGAGGCTCGTCCCAACACTAACAACATCTTCAATGCTAAAGCTTCGTTTCCTATTTTTAACTTAACTACGCTACAATATGAGCGGGTCCCGCAGGCCGAGGGTAAAGTCGGGACTGTTACTGTGAGTATATCGTGAGTTATACCTATACCACATTGAAGTCCGCGATAAAGGACTACACCGAAAACCAAGAAAGCACTTTTGTGAAGCACTTGGTTGATTTCATTACGTCGGCAGAAGAACGAATCTTTAAAAGTGTTGATTTAGAGTTTTTTCGCAAAAACGTGACAGGAACAACCACTTCTGGAAACCAGTTTCTAGCGGTTCCAAATGATTATCTAGCTTCTTTCAGCTTGTCGATAGAGAACTCTAGCTCCAAACAGTTCTTGTTGTTTAAAGACATAAACTTCTTGCAAGAGTACAACCCAAACTCTGCGACAACCGGAACGCCTAAGTATTATGGTATCTACGATTACCAAAACTTTATGCTATCCCCCACTCCAGATGCAGCTTATTCAGCGGAACTTCACTATTATTACAGGCCCGCCAGTCTAACAGCGTCTACTGTTGTTTTGACGGTAAGCAGCGTAAGCGGAACTTTTGTAGACAGTGAGACATTAACCGGGGGCACAAGCGGGGCGACAACTACCATAGAAGAAGCTTTAACTTCTACGACTTCAAGAATTGTTCTTCCTAGCACTGATTTGACTGTAGGTGAGACAGTCACAGGCGGGACGAGCGGGGCTACGGGAACCGTGGTTTCTACCTCTGCGGATAATACTACAACGTATTTGAGCGTTAACGCCCCTAACGCCATGTTATACGGAAGTCTTGTTGAGGCTTATACCTTTATGAAGGGTGAACCGGATGTGTTGAAGATGTACAGCGAAAGATTCGTAGAATCTTTGGTACGTCTCAAGGATCTGGGTGAGTCTAGAGAAAACGATGATGCTAACAGACAGGGGCTACCAAGAAGGGCCCGTTCGTGAAAATTGCTATCGTTGGCTTAGGCGGAAGCTATGCAGACTACATATCCGCTAGAGTTGCTTCTCAAGAATTTGATGAAATATGGGGAATAAACTGTATTGGCGGCGTGATCCACGTTGACCGGACGTTTATGATGGACCCCGTTTATCGGTTCATAGATACCGAAAACGCCGGGTCACAAACGGGTATAGCCCGAGAGTTTTTAGCAAAAAACACAAACCCCATTTATTCCTGTACAACGCATCCTGATTTCCCCGCTATAGAACCGTATCCGTTGGAGTCTGTGGCAAAGGATACGGGGTTTTGTTACTTCAACAACACTGTGGCATATGCGGTGGCATATGCTGTTTGGAAGCAGGTAGAGAAGATATGCCTGTACGGCATAGATTTTACGTACAAAAACGTAAACATGGCGGAGTCTGGCCGGGCTTGTGTTGAATTTTGGTGCGCTATTGCCGTATCAAAAGGCATAAAATTAGAAGTAGCTCACCGTTCTGGGCTTCTAGACACCAACGTGCCGGACAATGAGAAGTTGTATGGTTATCACCGATTAGAAGACCCTTTGGTGCAAACTGTTCAGGACGGCCATCTTTTGATAACTAAGCAATCGGAAATAGAGGCCCCCGAGCCGGTGGAAGCCTCTGACCCGGTGATTTTTGGGAGACACGATCATGTTTGAGGTAAACATAGGAACTGTAGGGTCAGTTAACATAATCACATCAGAAAACGGCGGTTTGTCCAACGATCAGATAGCAGACATGGCCGCGGACAAAATCATGTATATATCGGACGAGGCTCCCGAGCCCATTCGGTTACAGGCAGAAGCATTTAAAGACAGGGTCCGTAATTTGGTGCAATATTATGTGGAGTTGGCTAGAAAAGAAGAACGTGCTACTATTTGCGCGAAAGTTCGTGAGGCGGGGCAACATGAGCTAGCTAAAGCTATAGGGAGATTGTAATGGCAATCGCACAAGCAATGTGTACAGCATTTAAGCAAGAGTTGATGTTGGGCACACATAACTTTGCAACAAACGGCAACGCTTTTAAGTTGGCTTTGTACGCAGAAGGTGGTGGCGGCAAGTCTGGCACTACGGCAACTCTTGGGGCAGCAACGACCGCGTACACTACTACCGGCGAAGTTGCTAACAGTGGTTCATACACCGCGGGTGGCGGAGCTCTCACAAAAGTTGCGCCGAGCACCTCTGGTACGACCGCTTTCACCGATTTTGCTGATATTAGTTTTACCACAGCTACGATCACGGCAATGGGTGCACTGATCTACAACGACACCAATAGTGACAAAGCGGTAGCTGTGTTAGACTTTTCGTCTAACAAAACATCTACTTCCGGCACTTTTACAGTTCAGTTCCCAACCGCTGACGCTAGCAACGCAATTATACGAATCGCGTAACGAGTTTTACCGTGGCAAACATTACGGGTTGGGGGCGAGGCACTTGGGGCCAAGACGCTTGGAACCAAGCCATACCTGTTGTTGTCACGGGTGTTGCGGGTACAACTGCTCTCGGCTCTGAAACGGTTACAGCTTCTGCGTCAGTAGCAGTAACCGGGGTTGCTGCGACCTCCGCTCTTGGCTCAGAAACCGTAACCGGCACCGCGCTAATTATTCAAACGGGGGTTTCTTCTAGCGGTTCTATTGGCTCAGAAACCGTAACTGGCACCGCTCTTGTATCTCCCACAAATGTCGTAGGAACCACCGCAGTTGGCGATGAGCAGACCAACTGTGCTGCAAACGTGTCCGGGGTGGGGGTCACTGCTACGGTTAGCTTTGGTGACGAGTCCGTCACAGCCGGAGCACTTATCGCGGTTACAGGGAACGTCGGCACCAGCGCACTGGGGTCTGAAACTGTTGCGGCATCTTCATTACTATCCACAACAGGCGTTGCGGGCACTGGGGCAACAGGAACTGTTACTTTAGAATCCAAGTATTTGGTAACGGGGGTTACAGCAACAGGAAATGCTGGTATAGTCCTCGTGTACACGGATATTATCCCAAGTCAATCCCCAAATTGGGTGGCTGTAGCGGGTGTGTCTACAACTTGGACGGACGATAATCCGTCGCAGATACCTTCGTGGACAAATAAGGCGGCGTAGGAGCAACATATGGCTAGTTCGTTCAGTACAAATCTTGGCATAGAAAAGCCAGCTACAGGTGAATTGTCTGGTAGTTGGGGCGATGTCACCAACTTTAACTTTGATATTTTTGAC